AATGGACATTAATATTAGTACTGGATCAACACATAATATTAATCATTTAAAATTTCAAAAAATGTTGCTTGTTTTTAATGCTGTAAATGATGGATGGTCTGTGAAAAAAAATGGAGACAGTTATATTTTTTTGAAAGATCACGAAGGCAAATCGGAAATCTTTTCGGATTCTTATTTGCAAACTTTTATTACTTCCAATTTGGATATGGATAAATTGTTGAGGTGAATTACTTATACCAGTTTAAATTTATATTTTCCTTTATAAATTTCGTTACTCTCTATTAGTTCTTTAATTTTTTTAACCGAAATTTTTAATTCTTTTTGAATATCTGTATAGGATACAAATAATTTTACAATTTCATTTGTTATTGGATGTATCTGTTTAATTTGTATTCCTCTTATATTTGGTTGCTTAGTTGGAGGAAGATTTATTTTCAAAAATTCATCTTGTAATAAAACATCTACATTTTCCCATTGCATCCAATAATGATTATTTAGAGGCGATGAATGTTTTATTGCACTAGACATTGCAGAGGGATGTTGTAAAATTTCTTTTGCAGCATCTTTTGATAATTTAAATACTTTTATGATCTTTGTTTTATCAATATTTAACATTGCAATTTGTCCTTGATTTCGTTCTTGTGTAACCATTGTTTCTCCAATATTTCGGGGTTGTTGTAAATTGGGTTCTTGACGATTAGAAATAAAATGCCATCTATGATCATGATAAATGGTTTTATACTGATGTGCTTTTTTTATTGATGTAAATGATGCTACTTTATTATTATAATTAAAATCTCTAGTTGCCTCTATAATACTATTATATACATGAACTACTTTTGTTAAATCACTTTTATGATATATTTGAACTATTGGACCTGTTGAACTATTTGGTACCATTATATCGTTTTCTTCTTTTATGCAATTGCTGTCGCATTCTTCTTCCTCTAATGGTTCTTCTTCTTTTTCTACAACTTCTTCTTCTTTATTTTCAATTTCTTTAATTATTTTTTCTTTTAATTCTATTTCAAAATGTATTGGCGAAGTTATTTTATTTAGTATATTCATAAGTTCATCATAACTTTTACAAAATGGAATAAATGAAGCAACTAGATCCATCTTTTTTTCTTCAATTCGCAATTTAGTCAATTCAATATTATTATATTTATGCATTTCATTATTAGCAAATTTTACGATCTTTTCATATTCTTTTTGATTTGGAATATGATATGCTTCAGTTGATAACTTTTTATTTTTATGCTCTAATTGATTATATTTATATTTAGTAAGTTCATTACTATTATGCAATGATTTTTCAAATTTAATACTATTTTCACATCTAAACACATCTAGTAAAATTATATTTGTTTCAAAATTACATTTCAATGCATCCATTCTACTTTTGATATCAATAGTTTCTCCAATTTTTAGTATAAAACTGCCATCTTCTCGTAACTGAATTCTGCAAAAATAAACTACCCATTTATTTAGATTACTTTCAATCAATACTTCATGTCTTTTAATTGCGGTTTCTTTTATAGATTGTTGAAGTGCGGATTGTGACATTTGGAATGAATTTTGTATAAGCTGGAGCGATGTTTGCGAAAGTTGGAATGAATTTTGCGAAAGTTGAAGTGATGATTGTAATTCATTATTTTTAGATTTAAAATTTTTATAATATTCATGCATTATATTTTCCATTTTAATATAATAAGTTCGTATTTCTTTTGCTTTTGGTGTTGCTGCTAACATACAAAAATTTTTAAAGCAATCTACAGTTAATAAAATTAATTCTTTATTTTGTCCTGATCCACCTAAATTCTTTTTAATAGTAAAAGCAGCTTTACTTTTGGGTAAAGCTGCTTTTTCTTCTAAACTCGCTCCTCCCAAAAGTAAAGCTGCTTTTTCATTATTTTCATTTATAAAAGCAGCTCCACCCAATTGTGGAGCTGCTTTTTCTTCTAAACTCGCTCCACCCAATTGTGGAGCGAGTTTTTTGTAATCTATATGCTCTACAAAATGTTTTTCTAATAATCGTTTAGCAGCATCACGTCTTGAAAAATCTACATTTTTCCAAACCTCGTCAAAATTAACTACAAATTTAGTATTGTCAGATCCATATTGTAAATATAAATAATGACTTGTCATAAATATTTGTTCCTGTTCTGTGCTCATTTGGATCTTCATTAATTGTAATAAATCATCTTCTTCTTTAGTCTCTTCATCTTTGTATATTTGCATTTCCATTATATATTACTAAAGATTATAACTTTAAGTTCTTATACGAATTATATATTAATATCTAATTCTTTTAATTGTTCTAATTCCTTTTCCTTTCTTTTTTGATAGGCCCGTTTATTTATTTCTTTTCGTTTTTCACTTGATATTGGGTTAGCTTTCATTTTTTCAAGTAATTCTTCTTTATGATTTTCATAAAAAGTTTTGTTTCTTGCTGGTGCAGTATATTTTTTTAGGTGTTCTTTGACTGCAGTTAATTCGTCACGTAGTTTTTTATTTTCTTCTTCTAATAATTTATATTTTGCATCCATTTACTATACAATATAATAATATATTTTTAAGTGGTTATACAAATAAAAATTGAAATGATTTATAAATATAAGATGTATATAAATTAGTATGAGTAAATGCGAACACGAAAAATTTAAATATTGTTGTATAAGTTGCAGCCCAAATTTATTCTGTAAAGAACACGAAAAATTAAAAACACGATGTGTTCAGTGCGGAGGTGGTTCAATTTGTGAGCATAAAACTAGAAGAAATACATGTTTAATTTGTGGAAATATAAGTATTTGTGAGCATAATAAACGAAAATTACGATGCATATTATGTAGTGGATCGCAAATTTGTGAGCATTCTAAACTTAAATCTAGATGTAAAGATTGTGATGGATCAGAGTTATGTATTCATGATAAAAGAAAAGCACGATGTAAAGAATGCAATGGGAAAGAAATTTGTAAACATGGTGTTAATAAACAAACTTGTATTCCTTGTAAAGGGTCACAAACGTGTATTCATTTAAAATTAAAAGCTTGTTGTAAACCATGTGGAGGATCTTTATTATGTAAATCTACCTGGTGTCATACAATTAAAAGTAATAAATATGAAGGTTATTGTGTATTCTGTTTTATACATTTATTTCCTGATAAACCTATTACTAGAAATTATAAAACAAAAGAAAAATATATTACTGATAAAATTATTGAGTATTTTCCAGATTTTACTTGGATCGCTGATAAAAAAGTTGAAGAGGGTTGCTCTAAAAGACGACCTGATTTGCTAGTAGATTTAGGGTCGCATATTATAATTGTAGAGATTGATGAAAATAAACATACTAATTATGATTGCATTTGTGAAAATAAAAGAGTTATGGAAATATCACAGGACTTAGGTCATAGACCATTAGTATTTATAAGATTTAATCCTGATGATTATGTAGATGAATCTAGGAAACTAATAAAATCATGTTGGAAATTAAATACTTTAGGAATTATGCAAATAATTAAAACACGAGAACCTGAATGGAATGAACGATTAGAAAATTTAAAAAAATGTATTCATTATTGGATTGAAAATTCTACTGAAAAAACAGTAGAAGTTATTGAATTATATTATTAGATCATTTCATTTTATTTAGGAAAAATAAAGAGAGAAATTAAGAGAGAAATAAGATAAATTTTAATGCTGTAAAAATATTATTGTCTATAAGTAATATGTTATGAAATACCAGAGTTAAGTAATAATTAAATAATTAGTAATTAAATTATTTAATTAAAATGAATTAAATGTAAATTTATAAAATTTTTTTCTTTGTAAATTCTATAATCGATGGGCGGGGGTCTGATGCAATTAGTAGCTTACGGAGCACAAGATGTTTATCTTACAGGAAATCCACAAATTACCTTTTGGAAGGTGACATACAGACGTTATACAAATTTTGCAATTGAATCAATCGAACAAACATTTAATGGACAAGCCGACTTTGGACGAAGAGTGACATGCACAATCAGCAGAAATGGTGATTTGTGTTACCGCACATACCTCCAAGTGACACTTCCAGAGATCAACCAACTTATGGGAAATTCATCCCAATCTGCCAACAACGTCAAGAGTGTCTATGCTCGTTGGTTGGATTACCCAGGAGAGCAACTTATTGCTCAAGTTGAAGTTGAAATTGGAGGTCAAAGAATCGACCGTCAATATGGTGACTGGATGCACATCTGGACCCAACTTACAATGACTGCTGAACAACAACGTGGTTATTTCAAGATGATTGGTAACACAACCCAACTTACCTTCATCACAGATCCTTCTTTCGCTGAGATTGATGGACCTTGCGACTCTATTGCGCCAAGACAAGTTTGCGCACCAAGAAACGCTCTTCCTGAAACAACCCTTTACATCCCACTTCAATTTTGGTTTTGCACAAACCCCGGTTTGGCTCTTCCTTTGATTGCCCTCCAATACCACGAAGTCAAGATCAACCTTGATATCCGCCCTATTGATGAGTGCTTGTGGGCTGTTACATCCCTCAGTTGCAACACATCTGCAACAAACGCTGCCTCTGGTCAATACTCTGCCGGACAAACTGTTCCAGCAACAATTGCATACAATCAATCTTTGGTTGCTGCTTCCCTCTATGTTGACTATGTTTTCTTGGACACTGACGAGCGAAGAAGATTCGCCCAAAATCCTCATGAGTATTTGATCTCCCAACTCCAATTCACAGGCGATGAATCTGTTGGATCTTCAAGTAACAAGATTAGAATGAATTTTAACCACCCCGTAAAGGAATTGATCTGGGTTGTTCAACCTGATCAAAACGTTGATTACTGTTCATCTCTCTTGTGTGATTCTACATTGTTCAAGGTTCTTGGAGCACAACCTTTCAACTACACTGATGCTATTGATGCTCTTCCAAATGCTATCCACGCATTCGGTGGACCATCTGAACTTGCCGGTGCAGGTGCATTCATTGATGCCCGTGGTCTTTTCCAAGACGCTGGTGCTGAAGATGCATACATGCCACCAGGATTCACTGGATACTGGCACGGAGGTGAATACAACAATGCTTACACTGAACCAAACATGTCTGGACCACAAATTCAACTTCCAGCTGGAAGTGCAGCAGCTCTTGGACTTGGTCTAACTGATGCTCAATTGAATGCCGGAACTGATCACAATGGTGGATCATCTGTGTCTGATGCCGGAACTTTCGTCCTCTCTGAAACATCTTTGGATATGCATTGTTGGGGTCAAAACCCTGTTGTCGTTGCTAAGATCCAACTCAATGGACAAGATCGTTTCTCTGAACGTGAAGGATCTTACTTCTCTTGGGTCCAACCTTACCAATGCCACACAAGATGCCCTGATGAAGGTATTAACGTATACTCTTTTGCCCTAAGACCAGAAGAGCATCAACCATCAGGAACTTGCAACTTCTCCCGCATTGATAATGCTACATTGCAACTTGTTCTTTCCAACGCCACTGTTGAAGGAACAAAGACTGCCAAGGTCCGCATTTATGCCACCAATTATAACGTGCTAAGAATTATGTCAGGTATGGGAGGCCTTAACCAAGCAATTTATTTGCTAAGCAGGGCCCAACAGTTGGCTGCCATATTAGATATTTGTTTACTAATATGGATAAACAGTGTAAAACAAATATGCAATAGTGTTTTAAATATTGCATTATATAACCAGCTAGTCTCAGTTTGACTATTAAGTCAACAAGAGGCAACATTTCTAAATTGCAGGAAATTCCTTAGAGCCTTTTCTACTACTTTGTTGTGTGAAAATACAGCAAAAACCCGGGGTAATGACCTAGGGCATAGTAATAACGAAAAGGATTGGATAATCCGCAGCCAAGCTCCTAAGTGCGCTAATACAAGCATATGGAGAAGGTTCAGAGACTATAATGGAGTGGGTCTGAGAAAGCTAGTAACTTTCAGTGATGACTTAAGGGATAGTCCATCTTGTATCAAAAAATACAAGCATCAACGTGCTTACTCAAATTAAGCGCTTGGTTACACGATATATTTATATTGTTATTCATAAATAAAAAATAAAATTGATTATAAAAATGTTATAATCAATTACCATATAATAGAATGCAAAAAATTATTGAAGACATTTATAAAGAGTATGAAATTAATTATATTGAAGGTCATTACTCATCTTTAGGTAAAGATGCAAATATAATGAAAAATCCTATATGGAAAATAGGAGATAAATATGTATTAATACAATGTGTAAATGAAGTTTTAGTCAAACTTTGTCCAGTAAGTTATCAAAAAATTTTGGACTTTGAAATAATGCATAATAATAGTAAAAAATTAACATTTTTCAAAGCAGCAAATGGTTATATATGTTCATCTATAAAATTATATATTCATCAAATTGTTACAGGATGTTATGGTAATGGAAAAGGAACTAAACAAGTATCAGTAGATCACATTGATAGAGATCCATTAAATAATACTTTTGAAAATTTACGAATTGCAACAAGAGAAGAACAAGAACAAAATAGTAAAGGTATAGCAGATGGTACTAAAAGAGCAAGAAAAACAAGTGCAAAAGATTTACCAGAAGGAATATCTCAAGAAATGATGAAAAAATATGTAGTATATTATCACGAATGGTTAGATAAAGAAAAAACAAAATATCGCAACTATTTCAAGGTAGAAAAACATCCCAAATTAGAAAAAATATGGATAGGAACCAAATCTAATAAAGTATCAATCAAAGATAAATTAGATCTAGCTAATAAAATTGTAACAGATTTAGAAATTAATATTTATCCTAAAAAAGATGATATAGTTTTACCAAAATATGTTTCATTAGTAATAATGAGAGAAAAATCTCATTTAGTATTTGAAAAAAGAGTAGAAGATAAAAGATTAAATATTAAAATGGTATTACCAGATGAATATGATTTAGATGAACAATTACACATTTTAAATAATAAAATAGGAGAAAAATATGAAGGTGTAACTTGCTTTATAAAAGCATAAACTATTTTAATTAATATAATAATTTAACTTGCTATGCGATATCGTAAAGCAAGTTTTTATTTGATAATATTAATGTAAATATAAAAGTATGCACAAAAACCAACTAGTGAAAGAATTTGTTTGCAAATATGATTGCATAAAACAACTCACAATGAGCGACAAAACTTTGGCAAAAGCATTAGATAAAAATATTGCATATAATGGATCCTATTTTAAAAGTATTGGGGCAAAATTGTCTGCTATTTAGCAATTCCGCTTGCAGTCGGTTAAGTTATAAAGTTTATATTTAAATATAACCATCTAAATATAAACAATAAGGATGAATCAACAAAAAGATCAATATAATGCAAAGAAACAAGATAGAAGAGAGAAAAAGAAAACGATGAAACGCAATGCCACTGGTGAAGAAGTTATTTACATATTTGAAAAGATATTGGAAGATTGGAAAACGATCCGAATATTCAATACAATTATACAACAAAATCCGCAATCCAATATAGATAAAAAATGGGTAGAGCAAATTGCATCAGGAAATTGCAAAGTTTATTTAAAAGAACTGGGCACAGAGGAGAGATATAATTATTATTTGGAGTTGAGAGAGAAAGTATACGCAAAACAAGCGTCAGTTTAACCTACACTGGTATTTGAATTTATTTTTTACATTAAAATATTTAACTAATATAATATGGATACAAAATATTTATTTTATATTACATTAGTAATTTCAATTATTGTTCAAATAATAACAGGAATAATAGAGGTAACAACATTTTTTGTAAAAGTTCCACCTATCTATGAGATAATAAGACAGTTACTATTAATAGAATTAATTGTTCAACTTCTTGAAGGTTCGTTTTATGTTTGGTTAGCTTATAATTTTACTAAGGTATTAAATGTTACGCCAAAAAGATATATAGATTGGTTTATTACAACTCCAACAATGTTAATAACATTAATTGTATATTTAATTTATTTGACTAAGAAGGAAGAAAATAAAACAAATGAATTGGATTTTTTTACAATTTTAAAAGAAAATTCAAATATTATTATACCTGTAGTGCTTTTGAATTGGCTAATGTTACTTTTTGGTTATTTGGGTGAAATGAAAGTTATCCCTGTTTTGCTTGGAGTATTTCTAGGATTTTTACCATTTTTATTTTACTATTATCTTATTTATGTAAATTATGTAACTCAAAATTCTAGTGGATATTTATTATTTTGGTATTTTTTCTTTTTTTGGTCACTGTATGGCTTTGTAGCAGTTTTACCTTATTATGTTAAAAATTCACTTTACAATATATTAGATTTATTTGCAAAGAATTTTTTTGGTATATTTTTAAGTTATATAATACTTTCTGGAAATTATTAAAATTGTATTTCTGGCTTTAAGTATCTTTTTCAATTTATTATATAAAAATGTGAAAAAATCTCGGGGAAAGTTTTTTTGAATTTTGAAATTGGACAAAAAAAATGTCCAAAAATGAAAACCTTGGATATTTTATGCCAAAATACAATTGCGAGACCATAATTGAAAATTAGCATCTGGTTACCAAAAAAATAATTATAAAAATGTTACGATAAATTTTTTATTGTTTTTATAAAAAAGGATTTAGGGGTTTTTTTATTGCTTATATATACAATGATTGGCAATGATTTTGACCCCAAAAAACCTCTGATTTTCTCATGTAATGTTTGTGACTTCTCGTCGTGTAATAAAAAAGATTATACTAGACATGTTCAGACCAAAAAACATATTTTCAATGTTTCGCAATGTTTTTCAATCGAAAAAACGCAAAAAAACCCATATGAATGTAATTGTGGTAAGATATATAAAGACAATTCCGGATTATGGAGACATAAAAAGAAATGTACCTCTGAAAAGAAAGAAGAATTAGATTCTGATGATAATTCACAATCTAATGAAATTCAAGAATTGAAAGAATTTATGAAATACTTAATGAAAGAAAATTCTGAAATGAAAAATATGATGATGGAGGTAATTAAAACAGGAACACATAACACTATTAATACACATACTAATTCACATAATAAAACATTTAATCTTCAATTCTTTTTAAACGAAACTTGTAAAGATGCCATGAATATTATGGATTTTGTAGATTCAGTTAAACTTCAATTATCAGATTTAGAAAATGTTGGAAAATTAGGATATGTCGATGGCATTTCAAATATAATAGTAAAAAACCTTAAAGCTCTTGATGTAGAGAAAAGACCTGTTCATTGTACAGACTCAAAGAGAGAAATTCTATATATTAAAGATGAGGATAAATGGGAAAAAGAAAACGAGGAAAATAATAAAATAAAAAAAGTAATAAAAAAAATAGCATATAAAAATCAAAGATTACTTCCAGAATTTAAAAAGGAACATCCAGATTGTGGAAATTATCACTCAAAATATTCTGATCAATACAATAAAATAGTTGTAGAATCATTAGGAGGTTCTGGTGACAATGATGATGAAAAGGAAGATAAAATAATAAAAAATTTAGCAAAACAGGTTTTAATTGATAAAGATAAATATAGCAGTTTTGATTAATCAAAACTTAATAAGTCAATAACAACATCAGGGTTTTCTTTAATTTCTATTTTTTTTGTTAAATGAACAATTAATTTTAAATTTTCATCGTTCTCTCTTTGAAGTTTGGCAATGATAAATTTTTGGTTAGATATCGTTTCATTTAACTTTATATTTTCAGTAAAATAGTTCATCTTATTCGCATTCAAGTCCGAAATCCATTTTTGATGCGTTTTTGTTTTAATGTGACCAGAAAAGCTAACTCTTGTATCAAATATATGTTCTTTTCTAGTGCCACATGGACATCTAAGACCATTTTTAAACTTACTTCCGGTTGGTAAATAATCTGAATAATCTCCTTCATTATTGATGTTTGGTTCGTATATATCTGATTCAACTTGTAAATCCATTACTACATAATTGTAGTAATGGATATTTAAATTATATTTATTATATATATATTGAAAATTTAATAATATATATAATGATTTTTTATTTATCGGATCTTTACCTTAGTTAACCAACAGGGTTGACAATATTGTTTTCGCAATATAACGAAGGTCGGATTATAGGTCTCGTCGACCGTCATTTTTATTTCCACACAGTTCACACCACATTGTAAACAACCTATTCTACCAGTCAGATCAGTATGTAACGCAACAATGCCACTACATGTGTTAGAAGTATATTTCGTTTTATAGAAGAAATCAATAACTGAAATCTTTTTTTTCTTTTTCATGTCAAGTGGCATTCTTTTATATTAATTATAATTTTAAATTAAAATCAATTTTAATATTTGCGATGTTTGCAAGACTTGCCATGTCTATGACGACGTTGTCTCTTTGTTCTTCTACCTCCAACAGTGGTTAAAGGTTGAGCACTCTTAATATCAGAAATAGGACTAGCACTCGCCGCTAATCCATTAATAGCAATGTTTTCACTGTAACCTCCTCGCATTTTTCTGCTTCTCATTCTGCTTCTCTTTCTTCCTCTCATTCTTCCTCCCATGTAACCATTCGATGAAGTGGTTGGTGGTGGTGGAGGAGGAGGTACGTAAGGTGATGTTGAACTAGTCGTAGAACCAGTAGCAGAGTCGTAAGCATCATTTGTGGCTTTTTTGGTACTATTCCAAGCGGAACTGAGACCTTCAGCTAACGAGTCCAAAAATCCTCCTTTCATTGTTCTATGTCTTCTAGGCATTTATATTATACTATAAGAAATTATATTATAATATTTTGATTAAATTTGCTTAAGCTTTGTTAACAAAATTTTTGTAAGCATAAAAAGCGGCCAACGCGCCTAAAATTTCAACAATAATATATGGGATCAAATCAGATTGAGGTAACTTACCAGCAGCATAGAGAGAAACTGCGACAGCAGGGTTAAACGCGCCGCCAGAAATAGCGCCACCTAATAAGACAGCAATAGCTAAAGCAGCACCAATAGCAGCCCAATTGCCAGTAGCAAAAATGACAAACATGAGAAACATAGTTCCCAAAAATTCAACTAAATACTTGTTCATTATATAAATAATATTGATATTTTTATAATTATATTTCTTAATAATTCAATTATAAAATTTTTATAGTCCAGCCCAAGGTCCGGCTCCAGGTGGTCTAGGACCTATAACATTCATTAAAAAATAAATGTATTGTTGTCCTTGACCATGATTTTTCATCCAAGAATAAATGCGGCCTTGAGAGCCATTTTTAGTGCGAGGGCTACTAATTAGAATAGCAGGACCTGTTCTTCCATAGCTGCCAAGTCCATAAGCAGGAGTTAAAGAGGGATATCCGAATGGCATATTATAATAATACTAAATATTATTATTTTTATCCACTTTTCAAAAAAGTGGAGCAAAACTATTTAAATAGTAATAGTTTATACGCAATATTTTTGGTTCTACCTTTTCTAAAGCGAAGCTACTAAAGTTAAAAGTAAAAATTAATAATTTTGACGCACAATTGAACCCCAAGCACAAACCTGACCATTACTTAAACTTGTGTTATAAATAGAACCTTTTTTTGCTGGCGCTACACATCCTCCTGAACGCGCTCTTCTAATACTGCTTCTAGTTCCACTTGGATAATAACTTTTTGTTCCGGTAGGAGCAGCGTTTGGTAAATTAACTTTGTAAGCAGTTTGACCTACAGCATTGCTCTTAAGTGTATTAACATATAAAGAACTTGGAACTGGAGGAATATAATTTGTATGTGATGAAATAGGAACTTGTCTTTGAGATGATTGTATAACATAAGCTAAAGGCGTCGAGGCCTTTCCTAAAGCAATTTGTTGTTGTAGACGTTGATTGCTTACAGAAGTTCTTAAATATTGATGTCTAGCATTTGTATTCATTTGCGCATCAACTGGCGTTTGCATTGGATAAAATTGAGGTGGTGTTGGTCTGATTCCTGCTAATATTCCATAACTATGATAAGGTATTTGAGCAGGGGTTTGATTTGTGCTTAATGGTCCTGTAATTGGAGCATTAACATAATTATTATAGGATACAGAACCAATATTTGTAGATACGGCATATGGAGTCGTCATTTATATATATATATATCCACTTTTAAAAAAATATACTTTTTAAAAAGTATAGTAAAAACAAAAGAACAACGTTACTTTTTCGTTACATAATTCGGATTACCACAAAAAACACAGTTTTGTACTGGAGGTTGAATAATATTATTATATTTATTACACTTACTACATTTGAAAATATTAATAAGATTTGAAATGCTTATATTATTAATATGCTGGTTTGGTATTGTAGTATTAATTAGCCTATTAGGTTTTTTCTTCATATATATCCACTTTAAAAAAACGTTTAGCGAAGCAAAGAGCAAAACCACATATAATTTAGATTTTAGTTTTGTTCAACTTTTGCTAAACGTTTTTCCAAAAGTAGATTAATATCTTCTAATAGCTCTTTGAGCGGATTGACTTGCTTTATAATCATCTCCACCATTAGAAAAATCATTGTAGTTCTTGTTAACAGCTTTTTGTTTTAAGTAAGTAACATAATCAGAACTATCATAAACATATTTAACATTACATGCGGCAGCAGGAACATTTTTAATCTGTTGAAGACTGTTGTAAGTAACACTTGGTGTGCATGCTACTGAAACAGAGCCGAAACGTTGGCTTAAACCATTTAAACCAGGTCTGCTCTGTGGTGTCTGGCAACTTCCTCCGCAAGAAAAATTCTCACGACTTAAAAGGTCACCAGCATTGTTAACAGCTCGGAAAGGAGTTGTAATAGGTCTTCTTAAATTTTTGGATTGTAGTTGACTAGGATAAGCCCTTCTTAATTGACTAGGATATGTGGTATTCCATGCGTTTTTCAAAGTATAACGAATCTGTTCATAATTGGGGTAAGTTTTGTCAACATTTTGTGTAGTCTGTGGCATCCAACCTTGAATTGCTCCTCCAGCATTTTGGGGTCTTTTTGCGTAAATAGAAAAAGCAACATTGCTTCCATTAATTGGGCTACTATATCCGATAGACATTTATATAATACTATAGTAAAAAAAACTTTATTAAATTATAACTTTATCTAAACATTAAAAAATATTAGATTAATATATAATGTTTGACTTTTTGATGTTAGTAAGCGCAATTATATTTATAACAACTGATTTTGTTTATTTAAATGTTATAAAGGATTATTTTTCAAATCAAATTAAACTGGTTCAAGGCTCCGAACCTAAAGTAAATTTTTTAGGTGTAGCTCTTTGCTATATATTTTTAATTGCGGGAATAAATTATTTTATTATTAAGCCGCGCAAAAGTGTAAATGACGCATTTTTGTTAGGTATTGTTATTTACGGTGTTTACGAAACAACTAATTATGCTTTACTAAAGAATTGGTCAATATTTACTGTATTTATTGATACACTATGGGGTGGTTTATTATTTGCTTTTACAACTTATATTGTAAATATGTTGCGAGGTGTATTTTAACCAAGGGTCGTAACGCAGGTGCCCTTGGGAGCTTCGCTTTAAAGCTTTAAAAGTTTTACTCATAATTAATCATATAAGGAACAAAGTAGAGTGAAAATACCAATGCTATTATATTAGTATTTAAACTATATGTAGCAAAATTAGAGCTTAATAAGCAAGCTAATATCATCATAAAACTATCACCAATTATGGCTCCAGCTCCAACTTCCTTAGCATATTCCTTAAAGAAATCTAACATGGAATTGTATCCTAATGGTAAACTCTTAAATAACAAATAAAATAACAAATCATGAATAATTTGAATACAAACTGCTAGAAAAGTAAATTTCCAGATATTAAAAGTGTCAAAAAAGAAATTATAAAAAAATCTTGCTAAAATAATACCAATAACAAGTATTAGTACATCAGCTAAAACCGCACTTAATTGATATTTTTTATACCATTTTTTTAAATACATAGATTTGAATCCACCATGAAAAGCTAAAAATAAAATAATTAAATCAGCATTCAAGCAGCCATTTAAAATAGGTAAATAATCATCTACATTTAAAAAATTCGAAATATTTTTAAATAACATATATATATTTTATAATTATTTTATAATTATTTTTAATGAGCAGTCATAATTCTAGGTGCGATATTCATAGTGTTTAATTCTTGGAACAACAGCTTACAAGCATATGGAATTTCCACATACGAGAAGTCTGTGCGATTGTCACAAGTACGACAATGGTGAATGTGCATTTTATCATTATATGAAGCAATAAGACCGCACTTTTTACAAATATGAACTGAATATTTATCTGACGCATCATACATTCGCCCTCGTGTAAATCTAGAAGCACCATGTGAAACCATACAATCACGCTCCATCTCACCAAATCTAAGACCACCATCTCTACTGCGACCTTCAGCAGGCTGTCTAGTAAGATTAACCATTGGACCAATTGAGCGACTGTGAGCCTTATCATTAACCATGTGCTTAAGACGTTGATAAAACACTGGACCCATAAACACACTACATTCATGTTGTTCTCCAGTTAAACCATTATACATCAATTCGTTACCATGTGCTTCATAACCAAGCTTAATAAGCTCACCACACATATCATTAACATTAAATTCACCAAACGCAGTTCCATCGCCAAATAATCCTAACTCAATAAGAACCTTTCCAAGAACGGTTTCCTTTAACTGACCAATAGTCATACGAGATGGAATAGCATGAGGATTAATAATGATATCAGGTTTAATACCATTAGCAGTAAATGGCATGTCGCATTCCGGAATAATATTACCAACAGTTCCTTTCTGACCATGTCTCGAGCTAAATTTATCACCAATAACAGGCTTTCTGACAGTTCGCAATCTTACTTTCGCAAAGTTATAACCTTCTCCATTTCTATCAATATAATTCTTATCAATATAGGTCTCCTCAACAGTTTTATAGATTTTACTTTGATCTTCATATTTAATTACCTTAGTGTGATCATTTCTATTTTCTTTAATTGGTGTGATCTTAGCAATAATGACGTCTCTATTTTCAACTAGAGTATTCTCTGGAATAACACCCTTAGAATTAACCTTGTTGTAGTTACCCATCTTCATTCCCTTTGTCTTTGTAGAATCTGGTTTACACCTAATTTCTTCATCGCCATTAATTTTTTGTTTGTCTTCATCTTTTTCAGTATGATAAACAGTTACTAATGCCATACCACGATCAATAGAGCCCTGATTAATTAACAATGAATCTTCCTGATTGTAACCAGTGTGAGTCATGATTGCGACAATTACTTGGGTTCCAGAAGGAATTTTATTCAATTGAATCATATTCATAATTCGAGTGTCAACAAGAGGACGCATAGGATAATTAAGAACATAAGCCGTTTTATCCATTCTGTTTTCATAATTTGTTGTATAAACACCCATTGCTTGCTTACCTTGCGCACACTGATATGTGTTTCTAGGCGATTGATTATGCTCGGGAAATGGAATACATGATGCGAGAACACCAAACATAGTCGAAGGATGAATTTCACAGTGAGTATACTTATAAATATTATCGGACTTTGCTATAATATCTTTAGGTTTAGTAGCAATTAGTGACCAACTTTGCTCATCAGGGTCAATATATTCAATAACAGAATCTTCGATCTTTGAACTAGTTAATAAATTGTCCCAAACAAGTTCTTCCTTGTTTAATTGTGTAATTAAACTATTTTTAATCAAAAGGTTCTTATCTTTTACACGCAATAAAGGTCTTGTCAATCTACCACTGTCATTACAAATTCTAATTTCACGCATTTTATAATCGAATATAATAGAAGTATAAATATTAATAATACCTTTATATTTTTTCTCCTTTAGCATGATGTAAAGTTCTTGAGGAGTATCAGTAATTCCTACCCAAGCACCATTAATAAATACCTTTACTTTTTCATACATGTCCTTTGGAGTTAGCGCAGCATTATCAATATGCGTAACATTTGGCATTACATACTCGTACAATGGTAATGAATTTGAATAAATAGTAATATGAGTCATATAAGCTAAATTCTTTACAATACCAACAGACTGACCTTCTGGAGTTTCAGCAGGACATAAGAACCCCCAACACGTGTTGTGTAACTTACGAGGAGGAATTAATTTGCCACTTTTATCAGTTGGAGTAGAAATTCTTCTTGCGTGACTTAAACTCGAAACATAATTTAATCTGTTAAGTACCTGAGCAACGCCGACCTTATTTGAGTTAGTATGCTTAATTCCAAAATCACCAGTTGAAAGAGCACGCTTCAATCCGTTTTCAATAGTGGTCGATTTAATTATTTTATAAATATTTGTTAGATTGATAATATTCTCATAATCATCAGTTGATTTCCATGAACCATTGTTAATCTCTCGGATGATTTGCTTTTCCATATCTTTTACAAGCTTATTGAAATAATTTCTATAAAGATTATTGAGAAGTGTTCCGGTTAAGTCAACACGCTTATTTAAATAAGAATCTCTGTCATCTTGTTTAATAATTTCAAATGAAACTAGCAACAACTTATTTGCCATGTATCCTAAGAAATAAATCTTTTGTTCCATGTTATGGCAATGAGGAAACAAATCATTATGTAAAATTTCTAGCGTGAAATCGTGCTTTTTCTTTGCACCCGTTTCCTTGTCCATATTAATTGGCGTGTACATTACAAAACTAGTAATGTACTTAATACATTCTTCTTGTGTAATCATCTTGCTAGCATCAATAATGGAAGCTTGAAGTGCTTCGATCATTCTCTTATTTTTATCAGCATCGATATTTAACAATATTTTTTCGCAAATTTCTTTATCAGATGTAATTCCAAGTGCTCTAAATACAACAAATAGCGGAATTGGTTGTTTTACGCGAGGCAATTCAATACAAATAGCATATCCGAATCCATTATTCTTAGAACTAACCATCATGTTAATTTGTTTTGGTGAAATACACTTAAAGTCGGGCACTGACTTGATTTCAGCTTTCCAAGTATATTTGGTTTCATTCTTAGAAATATTAAAGCAATAAACTCTATTCTCAGCAGAACGTTCTTGTCCTAATACAGTCTTTTCAGAACCATTAATAATAAAGTATCCTCCTGAATCAAATTTACATTCACCAGTTTGCGTGTTTTCAAAATGTTTGTATTGGTTTAGAACACAAATATTTGACTTCAACATAATAGGTAATTTGCCAATATGAACCTTTGGAAGAGTTTTATAGAAAGTTTGGATATTTTCTAGATTAGGACCGCTGCGAACAATGTACTTAATGTTAATGTCAATAGTTGTTGACGAAGCATAAGTAAAGTTTCTCAAACGCGCTTCTTGAGGGAACATCAATTTAATAGCTCCATTATTCTCATGGATTTGCGGTCTGTAAATATGAAAGTTTTCAAATGTGATGAAAATTTCTAGCGAGTGTTTTTTAGATACAGGATCGAAATCTTGTTCTGACGCAATATGAACGGGATTGAACATTTCAATAGTTTTAATAATTTGGTAACCGACAAAATTATTATATGATTCCAATTGATGTCTTACAAATCTTTCTAAATGATGACCCCTGAAATAAGATTCAATAATATTCCAAGGAGTCTCAATGTACTGCTCGTTCTCGATATCAAACATATTTTCATTATTAGTAGAACTCATCGTTTCTGTTTCGTTATCTTTGTTATATGGAATCATTATTTCGGTTATTTTATATCTCAATTTATTTTTAAATGGTTTTAATAATATAATAAATTTATTCTTATTACATTATTAGCATATTTGTTGATATTATTATTATTTACTTTTATATTACTTATTTTTAAGTGATTTTCTATTTAAGTTCGATCATCTATATAAATATAAATGTAATATATAATAATATGTCATATCCTTGGATAAAAGATGGTCAATATGTCACACCCGCAGCAACTAATTATTTAGCCGTTACTTCACCTCTTGGATTATATTTAACTGATGGTAATTCTGATACAATAATCACTCCCACTTCTGTAACTTCAACAACTTTTATTGGCAATTTAAGTGGAACTGTCTCCAATGCTACCAATGCCACCAATGCCACTAATGCCACGAACGTTGGAATTACAACTGATAATACGAGTGGAACTTATTATATTCCATTCGCCAAAACGACTGGAACTGGAAACAAACCGCTATTTATTGACGATACAACTGGTCCGCTGTCTTACAATCCTTCAACCGCTACTCTAACAGCAACAACTTTCGTGGGTGCTTTGAGTGGGACAGCGACAACGGCGAACGGAGTCAAAATTGTTTTGGACGGTGCAACAAATACGGATTTTCCTATTACTTTTGCTAGTGCTGTTGGAAATAGTCAAGAATTAAAGGCGGATACTACTTCTGGTACTGGTCTTTTTTATAATCCTTCTACTGAAACAGTAAAAAGTACAAATTTTGCTACTGGTGTTAGTAGCACTATTGGTTCTTCTCTTTCTACGACTGCTCTTATCATTAGAAATTCTCCGTCGTCCCAAACAACAGTTAATAGTAGTCAAATAACCGTGTTTACTAGTGGTACTGGTACTACAACAATCACTCCTGCTTCTGTTACCGCGACTACTTTTATTGGTGCTTTGACCGGAAACGCCAGTACTGCAACTAGTACTACAACAGCTACAAATATCGCAGGTGGTGCTGCTGGTCAAATCCATTATCAAACAGGATCTGGTACTACTAATTTTGTAGCAGTCGGAAACGGAGGACAATTCTTACAAGCTAACGGTCCATCTGCGCCAACTTGGGTTACTCAAAATGGGACGGCAACTGTCACTCTGTTAAACATATCAACCGGTACAACAAACTTCCCATCGTCTGGAACGGCAAGATTAACAGCAAATTTTAATAGTTCATATTCATGTGTCACTCGCTTTCCTGTTACTCTTAGTAACAGTAATGGAACTATTATCATAAGTGTAAATACATATACATTAAGTGGTGGTTTAACTGGTGGTCAATATACAATTGTTCTAGAGATAACGATGGCTGGTAATGCTGGTACAACTTTGAATTTTAATGGAACAGGAGTAGCTACCGGGGCGAAGTTTAATTTTGCGCAAATTCAAAATACTTATGGCGGTACAACAGCAACAAAATATCTAGTATTAACATTTGTTTATGATGGAACAAATTATTATATGTCTGGTTCCAATTTTTCTTAAAATAATAATTTGATATTTTAGATTTATTTTAACTTTAAATAATATAAAATAAATGTCAGGATTTTTTGGAATTATAATGTCATCACTACAGCCAGGAATAAGTACAAAGTCACTCACAGCAAAAGCAAACAAATCTACTTCTTCAGTTGATGTTTCATCTACAACTAACAATAAAGGAACTTTAACTTATAATTGGAAAAGTTCAGTAGGAAAAAGTAATAGAATAAATGCAAATACTTCTGCGGAAACAACAGTTACAGGTTTAGACACAAATGAAGGATCAACGACAATATATTGTGATATTACTGATTCTGTTACAGGAGTTACAGTATCAAGTCCTGAAGCTGTTATAACATGGTCAGCCGTGACAACACAAGGTGTCGTAATTAGTGGCGCTGTAACATACACTGGTTCCGCCCAAGCATATACACTTACTGGTACACCGGCTACTCCAGCACCAGTAGGAACACCTAGTACTTTTATCAATGCTGGAACTTATGTATATTCAACAAATATTACTTCTATTACGCCTGGTTCTGATTATGTATTAGGAACAGTTACTGGTAGTTTTGTTATAAGCCCAGCAACATTAACAGCATCAACCAGAACAGGTAGCGCAACTTTTACAGGTTCTTCACAATCAGTTACAGTTCTTAGTGGAATAAACGGTTCATTTAGCGGTTCTACTAGTGTATCTGGAACAAATGCTGGTTCCTATACAACAACAATTACAGGAACAGGAAATTATGGAGGAACAGTAACAGGAACATTAACTATAAATGCGGCAACGTTAACAGCGTCAACCAGAACAGGTAGCGCAACTTTTAATGGAGAAAGTCAATTAGTTACAGTTCTTAGCGGAATAAATGGGACACATTCAGGTTCTACGAGTGTATCTGGCACAAATGCTGGTTCTTATACAACAACAATTACCGGAACAGGAAATTACACCGGTTCTGTAATAGGAACATTAACAATTAGCCCTGCTACAATAACTTTACAAGGGTCCGGTGAATCAAAAACTTATAATGGAACAACACAATCTGTTGGTTATACAGTCAGTGGTAGCGCAAGTAATAACTATAGCTATATAATTTCAGGAACAAGTGCTATAAATGCCGGAACATACACGGCAACAATAACAAGTACGACTTCTAACTATGTTATTTCCCCTACTATTAATAGTTTCAATTGGACAATTCATCCAGCACCAGCATCATCATCTCCTGCGTCTGGAACAACCATTTATCAAGGGTATGATGGTAGTACAAAATCAGCAACAGTTATAAGCGGACTATCCGGTTTATCCATAGTGTCAGGTTCAGCACACGTTTCTGGAGTAAATGCTGGAACATATCCAACCACAATAACACTTGGAGGAAACTATTCAGGATCTATAACTGGTTATTTGGTTATAAGTCAAGCATTCGGTGATATTAGTTTATATTTTGGCGGATATGTTGCTGCAGGAGATACAAATACTAAGGTATTTGATGATTATTTACAGCGCGCAAATGCCCGTTATACTTGGTCTGCTAGTGTATCGGGTCCGGGCGCAAGAGATGCTTATATACAAGAAGGTTTTGGTGTTGAAAGCACAAATTATGCTACTTCAGGGTTTGTAGTAACAATAACTGCGACTATTAGTGATCCAAACTATGGCGCTAGTAGCGCAACAACAAGTATAACATTCGAGGCTTACGTTCCTCCGCGAGATGGTGGAGGTGGATTTATAGCCGAGTAATAGTCAGTATTAATATAAAAATTATATATGTAAAATATTTTGTATTAAAAATAAAATATTTTATTAATTTAAAATGCAGAACTTGCCATTAAATATGTTTCTTACAACATTTTCAAAAAATTATTGGGGTTATGTCAGTGTTTTTGAGACAAATAATACCAATATTATAGAGAGTCAAAACTGGGACTTAAAATCAGTTGGTGAAAATAAAAGTTCTTTAACTGCTGACTTATCAGGTAGTAGTATTGTATTTAGTCCACTTATTGTCGATGATTCAAATGATTTTTGGTTTATTAAAGATGAAATTGGAAACTATGTTCCACAGAAACAAGTTATAACTACTTTATATCAAGAAACGCGAACAGACTTTAATAATAATTTTTCTTTTGCTGGTAATATTGAAAGTAATGCTTTGAAAACAAACTATGGTATTCCTTATACAATAATAGCATTTATAGCTGCTTACTATAAAGTCCCTGGTTATCCCGGAAAGTTAAATTTAATTCATGAAGTAAATTCAAAGGTAAATACTTTAGGTAATTTTGATATTCAAATGGATGTTTCTCAATTTCCAGATATAACTCATTTACAGTGGGGATTTAAAATGTCTGGATATCCAGTACACCCTACAGAATCAGGAAATCAAGGCTGCGTAGTAATTACAGAACCTATTTAATTTATTGTAAACTATTTAAATATAAAAGACTTGGATCTCTATCACTCCAATTGTGTTCTATAGAATCGTAAATATAATGATTTATATAATGATTTACAATATCACTTTGACCATTCAGTTGAACGCATACGGGTTTATCAAAACAATACCAGTTTTTATTTCGTAACAAAGGAATATAAGATATATCACATGAAAATCGCGCCGTTTTCTGATACCATTCTAAACCTAAGTCTGAATTTTCTGGTGAAAGTAGTATCAAATTTTTCTCCCAACAGTCAATAATTTCATCATAACATTTTTTATTTATAATATAACATGAACAATAATGACAGTAGGAAAGTTTTTTTAAATAATCAATACCAGGAACATCATCTGATATTCTATAACGATAGGACAAATGAAATACATCAAAGTCGAGATTATTATCAAATATCAATTTTAGTTTTTCATCAAGCATTTTGGGTGATATATCAAAGGCTATATCATCTTCCATAATAATAACATTTTCTAAATTGTTATTTTTAGCATTTTTTAGAACACTTAAATGTGATTTAGCACACCCAAAAGCCCCAAATTTATCTTTGATAGCTGAAAATCTTTCAAATTCTAAATCATATTTTTTCATATGTTTTTCGAAACTATCTTTTCTGTCTGTTCTTTCATCAAGATTTATATAAAATATTTTATAATTTTTGTTATGTGTCATTTTATAAGCTTGATTATCAACAATTTCTGTTAAAGACTTATTTGCAAAATTATCAAATTTAGATATTAATTCATTTCTCTCATTTTCTATTAATTCGGAAGAAATATCCGTTAAAATAATGTCGTCATCAGTTGTTTTGTCAAATTCAATTACATTTTTAAATTTGTAATATTCATTTGTTTGTTTACTTATAATAAGTGGTATACCTAAAGAAAAAGCTAGTGGAATTGCTCCAGACATTTTTACCTTTTCATATTTATAATAGTAATCTTCGGGGGCCAAAGGTCCTACATTTTTACCATTATTATGTTTATTTATATCACACAACCTATTAATTTGGTGACTCGAATTATTGTAACAATTTACATCAGTCATTATAAAAGAGCATTTATTTAATAATTCAAACATATATTTTGTTGGAACATTTTCATGGGTATGAAGCTCATTGTGTGATTTTAATCCGTAAAGTTGTAAACTTGTAATATTTCTTGCGATAAAATGTAATCTAATTTTTTTATCCGTTTTTAATCGATTTATAAATGTTGTATTATAGTTATAGTAAACTAACTTGTTGTTAACATCGTGTTCTACACAAGCGCCTATAATTGCAATATTTATAAAATTATCTTGTACTATTTTGACACTTTTGTTTTCTAAGTTAAAACAAGGTAAGAACCATTCATTATCCGAATTTAATTTAAATGGTCTTACATGTATTGTTTTTCCAGTATCAGGTTCTTGTACTTTATATAAGTAATTTATCTGATGTGTTATACAAATAGTATTTTTTTTTAAATAATCAGTATCAAAATATTCAAAATATAATTTATCGGTATTAGATGTTAAAAAAATAAGGTCAAACAAATATTTTTCTTGTTGAAAGAAGTTATAATGTTTGATTTCAAACTCGAATGATACAAACTGGTTTTTATAGTAATCCAACCAACCATTGTTATTATTTACGTTATCTACAAAAATTGTTAATTT